AGTATCAAGGCATGCTGCAGAATTACCGACAAGGTATGGCTGGAGCCCCTTCTCAGATGCCGGGAGCCAACGTAGCCGCACCCGGTGGGGGTATGCCTCAGCAGTTTGGTATGGCTAAGCCAATGCCTGCTCCTAGCACTGGGCCTATATCGACGCTTCCAGCTTACGCCGGTCCTGCTCCTCAAACGGGCGGTGCAATGCCACAAGGTCCACAAATGTCTCAGCCTTTTCCTATGCCTCCGCAGGGGCCGGGTATGGACAACGCCGCAGTTATGCCGCAAGGTCCGATCAGTGTAGGAAGTTCCCAACCGATGGGTTTACCACAAGGCCAGCCAGCAGTAATGCCACAAGGCCCGATACAAGCGCAGCCACAACCCATGCCGCGTCCAATGCCAAGACCCATGCCAATGCCACAGGTACAAGGCAATCCGAATGCTATGCCACTGCAAAGGCCACAGATGCAAGGTAGGCCGACCATGCAAATGCTTCGTGGTAGAAGGTAATGGCTAAGTCTGCGGCGTGGACTCGGAAGGAAGGGAAGGATGAAAAGGGTGGGCTTAATGCCAAGGGCAGAGCCTCCTATAACAAGGCAAATCCCGGTAAACCGGGTTTGAAACCCCCTGCACCCAAACCCAAAACCAAAGAAGATGCGGGCAGAAGGAAGTCATTTTGTGCGAGAATGACAGGTATGAAGAAGGCTAACACCTCCGCTAAAACCGCTAAAGACCCGAATAGCAGAATTAACAAAAGCCTGCGGGCTTGGAATTGTTGAGTAAAAAATCATGGCAAATACCAGTGTAGTTTCTTCCGTCAGTCGTCTGGGCAAATACGAGCCATTTCATATACAGGTCTCTCGTGGGCAGATCACGATGCACTCGCCTGTTATTGTCTTTGGGTACAACCCGGATGTAGACACCACTGAAGAATCTGTATGGCCTGATGGGGGCACGGTTCCTCATCCAACAGCCGCCTCAGTGCTTAAAGTTAGCTCATCTAGTGCGGACGATGCGTCTGCGGGTACGGGGGCAAGAACGGTAATGCTCGTCGGGATCGACGGCGACTACAACGAGAAAAGCGAATCTGTAATCCTAAACGGGCAGACAGCGGTAAACACGACCAACAGCTATCTCTATGTAAATCAGTTCTACGTGACTTCTGTTGGGTCTGGCGGCGCAAATGCTGGGGATATCAACGTAGGTACAGGTACAGTCACTTCGGGTGTTCCAGCCGTGCTGTATGATATTATTGCAATTGGATTCAACAACCGCACTACGGGGCATTATTGCGTTCCAGCAGGGTACACAGGGTACATGCTACAGGGGCTTTTTTCTGCTGGGCAGGCATCTGGTAACTCCTCCGTTACTGGGTTTTTGAAGCAGCATGGGCCTGATAACATCCTTCGCGTGGGTGCCGTGACAGCCGTCAACAATGGTACGGCAGATTACCTGTTTGAGCTTCCTTACAGAATCCCTGAAAAGAATTGCGTCGGGGCCACAGCGATAGGTGCAGCGGCAAACAACTCGGTCAGTTCGTACTTCAATATCCTGTTGATTAAGAACAACGGTCAAACCTAATGGCTAAAGAAATTTGGGATAAGGAGCGCCCTAAAGGGCTAGGCAAACCAAAGAAGCTAAGTTCTGCCAAGAAAGCCTCAGCTAAAGCTGCAGCGAAGAAAGCAGGGCGACCTTACCCGAATCTCGTTGATAACTTAAGAGCGGCTAGGCAAAAATGACCACTTCAGGTACAGCGGTTTGGAATCCTGACGTAGCCGAGATTATCGAAGAGGCTTACGAGCGTGCGGGCGTAGAGATTCGCACGGGCTACCAGCTGAAAACAGCAAGGCGTAGCCTCAATATCATGATGGCTGAGTGGGCTAATCGGGGTATCAATCTCTGGACGGTAGAGCAAGGCGTTATTCCTTTGACTCAAGGCACAGTGCAGTACCCTCTCCCTGCCGATACGGTAGACCTTATTGAGCACGTCATACGGCAGAACCCCGGCAACACAGCTACGCAGGTCGATCTTCAGATCACACGTATAGCGCTCCCAACCTATGCAACCCTACCTAATAAGCTCACGACAGGCAGGCCCATTCAAATATATGTAGATCGACAAGCACCTGTTCCGAACATCAAGATTTGGCCTGCTGCAAACAACGACTCTTACACGCTAGTGTACTGGAGACTCCGTAGACTCGATGATGCGGGGAACTCCGGCACTTTGACGATGGATGTGCCCTTCAGGTTTGTTCCGGCCTTGATTGCAGGGTTAGCCTATCATGTTGCATTGAAGACTCCTGAAAGTATAGATCGTATTCCTATGCTCAAGCAGATGTACGATGAAGCGTGGCAAGCGGCTTCGGATGAAGACAGGGATAAGGCTCCTATACGGTTCGTCCCCTATTCTGGCTATATTGGTAGCAGGGGTTGGTAAGTGGCTAACCGTTTTGCAACGGGTAAAAAAGCCTTTGGTTTCTGCGATTTTTGCGGTTTTCGTTATCCGCTAGGCAAGCTTAAACCCGTCATTATCAAGGGCAAAGTCATCAATCTATTGGCGTGCCCTACGGATTGGAGCCCCGATCAACCGCAGCTTTGGGTTGGCACGTATCCTGTTGATGATCCTCAAGCACTGCGTAATCCAAGACCGGATACCAATTTGAACGCGTCCAGAGGTTTGTTTGGCTGGAATCCCGTAGGATCGCAGCAGGCAGATTTTACGTTGAACGATGTTTTTGTTACAATTAGCTAAACCACAGAGGTAAAAGCAATGGCTAAGTTTGAAGGTTCTGCTGAAGATATCCGCGAGGATAAAAAATTGGCAAAAAAGCACAAGATGGGTTACAAAGAGTGGGAAAAGTCCAGCATGGACAAGAAGCACGACAAGCAGAAATCTATGAAAGGACTGAAGCGTGGTGGCGTAACCACGGGTGAAATGAAAGCCAAGGGTCGTAATATGGCTCGTGTAGCCAATCAACGGAGTAAGTAATGAGCACTCGTAGAACAGGCGGCATTGCCGAACACAAAGAAGGATCAGCCGAATATGCTGGCATTAAAAAAATCAGCACCCCTGAAGGCAACGGCTATCCTAATACCCCGCCGAACACTCAAACCGTCAAGACCCGAGGCACGGGAGCGGCTACGAAAGGCACTAAGTCTTCTGCAAAATTTGGTTAACGGTAAGCGTTAAATGAGCCTCACATACCAACAACTCTACACAGCGATTCAGAATTATTCTGAAGTCGATGAACCCACATTCAATGCGAACATCCCTAACTTTGTTCGTAATACGGAGTTGTTGGTCAATAACACGGTACAGCTACCGGCTTTTCGTAGAAACGTCACAGGCGAGGCAACACAGCTATTTCAGTATTTGAATATGCCGACAGACTTCCTGTCTGTGTTTTCTATGGCTGTTGTGAACGCTAGCGGTAGCTACGAGTACCTTCTGCAGAAAGATGTGAATTTCATTCGTGAAGCCTACCCCTTCCCTACTGCTGTTGGAATGCCAAAATACTATGGGCTTTTTAGCTCTACGGCATTTATCCTAGGCCCGACACCTGACACGAACTACGTTATGGAGCTTCATTATTACGCGGCTCCTCCTTCGATTGTCGATGCGGGCACCAGCTGGTTGGGGCAGAATTATCCTTCTGTGTTGCTCTGGGGCGCACTGGTTGAAGCCTCCGTATTCCTTAAAGGCGAAGCAGATATGACGCAGAACTACCAGACCAAGTACGATGAAGCCATGATGTTGCTCAAGCAGTTGGGAGACGGCAAAGATCGGGAAGATAATTTCAGAACCGTACAAGTGAGGCAACCTGTGCAATGAACGAAGAAAACGAAGCGAACCAAGATATAGAATTTACCCTCAATAGTGTCGCTGTGATGGCAGACCACTTTGAGCCCGACGCAGAATTTGAAATTTCCGAGGAAGTTTAATGCGAGCGGGCAGCGTCTATGTTGTAACCAACAAGATCAACGGGCACCAGTACGTTGGTTTGACCACTAAAACGGTAGCGCATAGATGGAGCGAACATAAAACGTCCGCTGTTATAGGTAAAAAAACATATTTGTATTCAGCCCTGCGGAAGTATGGGCCAGAGCATTTCACTGTAGCCGAGTATTTAGTAGCTTTTGACGCAGCAGAATTGTCCGCTTTAGAACGAGAAATCATCCAAGACTTACGTCCTGTATACAACCAGACTAACGGCGGCGAGCACACCAGAGGCAGAAAGCACACGCCTGAAGTAATAG